TTAGATGTGGAGTTACCATTCTAAACAAAGACTTGAATTGTTTTGCTCTTGTCATATCGGCGGCGGATTTTTGATTCTCCGCATCTTCTACTTCTTTTTTGGACGCAAGGTTTCCTACAGAATCAACCATGATAAAAAGTTTGTCTTCTGTTTCGATTTCTTTTAACTGCGAAACTATATCAAATTTTAATTCTTCCAAATCAGTAACTGGAATATGTACAACTCTTGATGTATCAATATCGAACACATCAAAATAATTTTGTGGTGTACCGAATTCACTATCATAAAAAAGTGCAACACCTTCTGGATACTTGTCAAGATATGCCTTCATCATAATCAAACCAAATGCAGTCTTGAAGTGTTTACTAGGGCCTGCAATCATAGTTAACCCAGATGTATATCCTTTATCCAACGAACCAGAAAATGCAACATTCACTGCAGGAATGTTTGTAGGAATATTATCCTTCTCGTGTAGAAATGGAGATTCGGAAAGAGTATTAACTCTTCCGTCTTTGAAAGAAGTATTCTTTCTCAATTTACTCATTAGTCCAGACATATTATTCTCCTATTAAAAAAAATCGTCTATTGTGAATATTTTTTCAACCTTCCATCCAATAGCATCAGTGATGGTTTTAATTGGATCAAGGAAGGCCTTTTCGAATTGTTTTGTATAGTCAATGTAATCATTTAATCCAAACTCATTTGGAATAACTGATGCCATCGCAATGGTATTATTGCCAATTGGATTTGGTTCTTTAAGGTAAACAAACTTAATCTTTTCACCTTCTTGAATTAGTGGATATGTCATCTGAAGTTTATGTTTCTTAACCAAATTATTGAAATGAATGACACCCTTTACATGGATGGGCGTTCCCTTCTTGTATAGTTCTGCAGAATCGAAATACTTTCGCAATCCGTTGACACTTCTAGGAAATGCAACCTCATCTACAGGAAAGGTTTTAAAGTCTTCTCTAAAAGTGTCGATAAACTGAATAAGTTCATCGTTATCGCCACCCATAATAACCTTAAAGGATTCTTTCAATTTATCCCGACATGCTGCTGGGGTAGATGATCGAACCGCCTCGATGCCCATAATTTTTAGGTCTGGTTCTTTATATCGAACTCCCTCACTGTCATGGACATTTAGAATATATCTTTTCTTCGCAGTCCACAATCCTTTTGATGCAATAACTTCTCTTTTCATGAACATCTTCTGTTCATATGCATTCATATACGAAGCAAGTTCTTGATAGCTACGATCAATAAAAGGTTCAATTTTCTCTTTGGCGACTCTATCAAGGAAGTTAACCACTCGTTCCGTTTGTATACTATCCTCAGTTTCCTTGCCTGCAGTTCCTTGGTTAAACACTTTATGTACCAAGTCACCAAGAGTGACGTATATCGAATCCGTATCACTTGCAATAACGTAATTCTTTTCTTGTTCATTTTGTAGAATTTTGTTGACATATCCATTTACCTTCTTTTCAATCCATCTGATAGATAACTGTCCAGATAGAGTGATAGACTCCGCCTGTCTGATATCGAAATACCTAAAGTACTGATTCCCCAACGCACCATAAGCTGAGTTGAGAAGAATCTTTGCGGCCATCTGTTTATTATTGAGTGCGGCAATCCTTTTGTCTAGTTCTTTGGGGTCGCCATCACCATCAATTTTCTTTTGTTTTGTCTTCAACATTTCCTTCTTATACAAAACCCTGTCATCATACATCTTCTGCATAAGTTTTGGAAGGAAACCTTTTTTGTCATTATTATATAGAACACCATTAGGGGTAAGTGACAAGTTACTCTTAGAAATAATTTCCGTATTTGTTTTCATTTCTAATAAATCGTCAACGGATGTATCTACTCTGTCTGTTTCAACCAAGGTTTCGGGTGAAATGTTGTACTGCATGATAAGGTGCGGATATAGACTGTTTAAGTCAAACGAAAGAATCCAATCGTGCATTCCAACAGTTGGTTCCTTTACATATGCACCGGCGTATGCGGCAGTCTTACTATTATTTCTTTTTGGGGGGATTACAATATTACCACCTTTAAGATGATTAAACGCAATTGAGTCCCAAGTTTTAATGGGCGAAAAAACCTCATCATAATTTACTTTTGCCTCGTATGCAATTGTAATTAACAGTTCTAAGAGTTTGAGTTTATCATCAAGTCTATCAACAAGTTCAACGTCTTTGATATTATAGTCAATATACTTTTGATAGTCTTCTTTGTAGAACAGATGCATGTGCGAGAACTCTGAGTGGTCTAACTTTCTTTCACCCAACTCGACAAAGGCAATATGGTCAAGACGATAACTTTCTCTCGTAACATAGGTAAACTTTCGATACAAGTCAAGATAATCAACAATGTTAATACCAAGTACATTGACTTGTTCTTGTAGTTGGCCACGAATGTTTTTTTGCATTCTATCTACAATACCCCAAGGAGAAAGTCTTTTGGTGTTATCTTCTCCAAGGATTTTTGTGATACGGTTTACGAGATAACTCATATCAAACTGATTAACATTCCAACCAGTCACAATATCAATATCTGCAGCCTCCCACAAATTTAAGAAAGACTTGAGAAGTTCAATCTCACTGGTACATTTGTAATACTTAATATTGAGGTGAGACAAAGACTCATTAGTATTCTCCCAGTCTCCCAAACCAAGAACAGTATACATACCATCATACTTAAGAGTAATGGCGTTTACTCGTTCTATTGCTTCTAGGGGGTTGGGGAAACCGTTTTCACACTCGACCTCAATGTCAAGTGTTGCAATTCTAATCTTGTCCAGATCAAATTCTAAATCTGAATAGTTGTCTGCAATGTACGGATAAACAAACTGCGTCATGCCATAGAATGACATGATACCATCATTTTCTTTTATCTTTGCCCTTGCTGAAGATATATCTTTAAACGTAACTTTTTTTAGGTATTTTCCATCAAGAGAACGATGAGGCGTCTTTTCTTTTACTTCATAAAAAAGAGATGGTGAGTAAGAAGTTCGATACCTCTTACGCTCACCATCAACAGTTTCTTTGACAAGAATTTTATTTCCAAGATTCTGGATATTAGTATAAAATCGCATGATTCCTCATTATGTAAATTACTAGGTGCATTATATCACACAACGCACAATAAGTCAATCACTAAACTTTAACAAATCCGTGATTTCCACCCTTTGGTGTTTTGAGTGTTGGTGTACTCGGCGGGAGAACTAATCCACTACCAAATATTTTATTGTATTCATTAGTCAACTCATTTACAGGGTCAACAATAAATCCAACATATGATTTGGCAACTGTAATTCCGTCTGAAGATTTTGTATATGGCATAAAGGGTGCCAGTCCTACTCTCGCAGTAGCAGTTGTTGTATCGGCGTAAGAAGTGGCAATCTGACATACATCTTTTATGTAGATAGTACCATCTTCCTTTTCCGATACATCACCCATAATCTCTTCACCAGAAATTAGTCGTAGAACTTTAACTGCCATCTGTTGTTTCTGCAGGCGCTGGGGTTTCCGCTGTCTGTGGGACTGGTTGCTGTTGAATATTTGCAAAATACTGAATCACAGTTTTTAGTTTATCTTCTGCCATTGCAAGGTGACAAACCTGTTCATCCATTTCTGCTATAATATCACTATGTTCACCAACACCTACAGAATTTTCAAAATATGTTTGAAGATTTGCAATTGCCATATCTCTTTCATATTCATACTTTCTAATAAGTGCTCTCAATTTCATACTATTGGAATAATCGAACTTCATCTGCTTTCGCTCCTCTTTTGATCCATTTCTTTTCATTTTTAATGTGCGTTCTTAAACGTTTTTGTAACTCTCTACTTTCAGGCGAGTCACCCAACCATTTAATAACTCTTCTTTCGAACCATGCCCACTCCATGTTTAATACTTTCTGTACAACATTTGGATGAGCAAGTACGATTTTTTTGTTATTCAACAAGTCTTGAATTAAAAGGTCATTTGGTAATCCTGGCGAGAATTCAATATCTCCCAATTCTCCAGAATTTTTAGAAACCTTATAAACCTTATCTTCACTCATTTCAATTTCGGTTTCTTGTTCTGATAATTTCATTAACTGTCGCCTTTAACAATCCATTCTTTTTCGTCTTGAATTTCGGCCCGGCGTGTTTTACACAACTTCATCAATTCATTAAGGTGTTTTCTTGCACGAATTCCTGCAGACTTATTACCTTTTTGAAATTTTTCATTTTCTAATTTATACTGTTCTAACTCAATTGTTAGTTGGTCATGTGTTTCCATTTTTTAATCCTCATCAAATGATGGGGGGAATGGTTCCCCCCCAATTTTTTACTCTGCCAAGAATTTTTTCTTTTTATTCGGCAGTGTTTTAGAACCACCGATATCAATTCGGCGAGGTTTCTTTTCTTCTGGGATTACATGTTCTAATTCAATAACAAGCAATCCATTCACTAATTCAGCACCCACTACAACAATATCGGCATTTAATGTAAAGGTTCTTTCAAAGTCCTTTCCAGAAATACCTCTATGTAGGAATGCAGAATCATTTTGTTTTTCTTGGACAGAACCTTTTACTCGTAGAATACTTTCTTTTATTTCTACTTCAAGTTCGTCTTCCGAAAATCCAGAAACTGCGATTTCGATACGATAGTTCGAATCTGTTTCTTTGATTACATTGTAGGGGGGATAGTTTTGCGTTGTTGCTTGAGTCATTGCCTCAAGTTCATTAAACAATCTATCAAACCCGACACTGTAACGCATAAATGGGTCTAAACTTCTTAATCTTGTACTAACCATGTTTTCCTCCTATATTTAGCAAGGTTTATGTACTGTCCCTTTCGGTAACATGTGGATTTTACTGCGATTGCACGATGGAATCCACGATCCATATACTATATATAATCAATATATAATATTATTCAAGTCTGGTTGAAAAAAATTTGGGCCTTTTAGAACTTTTCCATCATCTCTATAGATGGGTTTACCATCAAGTCCTAGTTTAGACATATTGGAACGATGAACTTCATCGAAACATTTATCTAAGTCTATACCATAGGCATGTCCAGCGCCATAAACAACATACAACAGATCAGTTAATGCATCTGCTACTTCTACTAAATCGTTGTCTAGGATTGACGCCACTCTAAGTTCTTGTAACTCTTCTTCAATCAACTCATTTCTTAAATTAACAATTTCTTTACTTGGAAATTTTGCCTTTTGTACAACTTCTTGTCCAAAGGTTTCCATAAACTGTTTTACTTTTTCAAAATTAGTCATTAAGTAGTTCACCTTTCAAATTATTTTTTTCTACCAATATTATACTTTGGTACTAACTCCCAATTATCTTTCTCTTTATGAGAAATTATTTTAATTTGAGAAATAGGGGCACTTTCAAATTCGTCTGTCTTAACAACATTGATTAATCCCCACTCTTTCAATAGATTTACAACTGTATTCCTTCTTGCCCTGTCATTGTCAGAAAAGTCTGATGATTTTCCATCAAGTTTAAATAACTCTTTGAAATGAACGATGTAATATTTTCCTTGTTTATGAAGAATATGGCAAGACTGATAAAGTTTTCTATCTTTTTTTGATGCGACACCAATTCTAGTTAATGTCTCTCTAATTTTCAAGAAGTCTTCTTGATCACCAAGTGCAACTTCCACTAAAGTTTCTAGTACTGACATAATTATCCGCCTTTATTCATTTGACTCTTAATATCATCTATTTGTTCTTTTGTTAAGATATTAAGTGCCTGTTCTGTTTTTTTATTATTATATCCATAATATTCTTTTACATAATCAAAGTCATTATGAATAGTTTTTTTATGCCAAGGTGAAAACCTTTTCCTTGGACGTATACTATTTAGTAAATAATCGAATTGTAACTTATTATCAAGATTATGATATTTGTTCATTTCGTTGGCGTATAATATAGTATCTTGGAAATTAGAATAGTTCTTATTTACAAGGTATGCCTGATAGTTTTTCTCCCACTGTTCATCATCACTATCCATCAACCTCTTTTTTGTATGAGAGATTGCAGGGATGTAATCTTTAAATAAATCGTAACTCATTTCCAGTCACACTCTACCATTAATTCAGTAAGACATGCAACTAGATTGATTTCCTGATCGGCAACAAAGGCAGACTTATATGAATACTCTGCA